TTTTAGAGTCTGATGAAAAATTGAAATTAAAATACGAAATAATAAAAGAAGACGTTTTAGAGAAATTAGAAGAAATAACATCTCAAGAAACCGATTCTGAAGTCTCAACAAAATTAACCGAAACAATTAATAAAGTTAAATCGGAAAATTACGATAAATTAAATTATTTTAAATTACAAGAATTAAACAGAAGCCTTTAATTGTAATTTCTGACGATAAATCGCTTTATTTAACATATCACGATTTTCAACGGACTTTTTAGTAAATTCTTTTCTATTATTTAACTGGGAATTCTGACGAGTTCTTATTACTTTACCCTTTAATTCTTTAAGAGCTCTCTCAATATCATTTTTTTTTACGTGGACTATTAACATAATTTATTTAAAATGTTTATTATATTGATATATATCTCAAAATTAAGTAAATTTTTTAAAAATAAACCTAAGACATATGGAAAAAAATTATGAAAAAAGGAAAAACCACCAAAATAAATGGTTTCAGATCATCTAAAGTCCTTTATGGGACAGTAGATTCAAAAGAATTTAAATCACTTTATTTAAACTTACAAACTTGGGTTGAGCCAAAAGACGACTACGAAAACTGGAGTAGAATTGTCTTGAATATGAATAGATCAATAAAACACTCAATATTTGATAATTTAGATAAGACATTATTTGATGATAAGTATATTGTTGATTTGGATCTTAGGATAAGTGGTTTACGAATAAAAAAGAAATCATTTATGAATTTAGAAATAAATTTATTTTTGAATGTAGAAATTGATTTTAAATCCCCCAAATTAAAAAAAGCCTTAAAAAAAATTATAAAAGAAATTTATTCTGATGTCTTAACTAAAAACGAATATTTTAAATTTTGTTTAACGAAAAATGGTAATACTAAAGTAATAAAAGTAAAAACCGAAACGGAGTAATATTTATTATAAAACATTTATGATGAAAATATTAGCACCTAACGAAACTGGTACGGGAATTCTTATTGAGTACGATGCCGGATATATCAATCCAAAAGAAAGAAGTAACCATTTTATAATGGAAGAAAAGACTTTTTTAGATCATTCAAAACCTTTTGAATTCTATGCCGTTTTACAAAAATATAATACACCAAATAGAAACGGAAGAGTTTATCCGGAAAAGATTTTAAAAAGAGAAGCGGAAAATTATAAAAAAATGATTGAGAAAGGAACTTCTCTTTCGGAATTAAATCACCCCGAATCTTCTTTAATAGATCTTGATCGTGTGTCTCATATGATTACTGAAATATGGTGGGATGGACCGGTACTATTAGGTAAATTAAAATTACTTACATCTCCAGGATTTCACGAAAGAGGGATTGTATCCACAAAGGGAGATATGGCAGCAAACTACTTACGTCAAGGGGTAACATTAGGTATATCTTCTCGTGGTGTTGGGTCACTTAAAAAAGTTGGGGAACAGAATGAGGTTCAGGAAGATTTTGAATTGATCTGTTTTGACCTTGTATCATCACCGTCAACTCCTGGAGCTTATTTGTTTTTAAATAAAGACGATAGAATGAAATATGAAGAAAATTTAGATGAGGATAAAAAAATGACTCTTGAAAAAAATGTTGACGACTCTGGAGACAAATCACTTGACTTAATGAAAAGATTAACTCATTATTTAGAAAAATAAAATTATGGAACAAGGAGAAAAATTTTTTGTAGCAAAAATTACGTCAGATTTACTAGATAGCGAATCTGGAAGAGTTAAAAAGATGAAAGAAGAAAAATTAGTTATGGGTTATTCACCAACGGATGTTGAGGCGAAAGTAACTAAAGTTTATGAAAATTACACAATGGATTGGAGGATCACATCAATCACAGAAAGTAAAATTGATGAAGTAATTAATTAAATAAAAAATTATTTTTTTAAAAAAAGGGGGACAATTGTCTCCCTTTTTTGTTTTACGCTGATTTTTTCTGAAAAATACAATATTTATATTGAAAAGAATTATCAATGGCAGAAAAAAACATGATAGAAGATACATTATTCCAGATAAAAAATTTGGAAGAATCTCTTAAAAAAAATGCACAAGGAATACTTTCATCTACTATGAGGAAAGAAATCAATTCATTAGTAAAAGAATCTCTTATGGAACAAGAGGAGATTACAACACCAGCACCTGAAGATGTCGACGCCGAAACTCCTATGTTACCTGACGAGGAAGAAGGAATGGATTTTGCTGATCCGGAAATGGATGTTGAAGAACCTATGATGATGGGTGATGAAATGACTGGGATGGAACCAGAAGAAGATGAAACAATCGACATGAGAGGAGCATCTGACTCTGAAGTAATCCGAGTGTTTAAAGCCATGGGTGATAATGATGGCGTTGTTGTAACTAGAGATAACAATATTATCACATTAACCGATGATGACGATGAATACATCATTAAACTAAACGAATCTATGGAAAATAATAGTATGGAAAAAGACCTTGAGGAAATGTTCGGATCACACGAAGATTATTCTTTTGAAGATGAAGAAGAGGAAGATGAAGACATGGAAGATTTCTCATTTGATGATGAAGAAGATGAAGACGAAATGGATATGGATATGCAAGAAATGTACATGGATGATATGTCTTCTTATGATGATGAAGATGAAGACGAAATGGAAGATTTTTCTTTTGAAGACGAAGATGAAGATGACATGGACGAAGGTATTGTTTATGAAATAGAAATGGACGATATGAAAATGAGCATGGATGAAGAAGATGATTTTATGAGCATGGACGACGAAGATGAGGATGACATGGACGACGAAGATGATTTTATGAACATGGATGAAGAAGATGATTTTATGAGTCTTGATTCTGAATATGGTGAGGACGAAATGTATTCTTATGATGATGAAGAAGAAGATGAAAATTTATCTGAAGCTAAATCTATGAGACAAAAGTCTAAAGGGGTAGGAATGGGTAAAGGACCTAAGTTCAAATACGGACAAGTTACTGGATACAAAACCACCAAACAAAAAGAAGGAACCAAAGGAGTAGGAATGGGTAAAGCTAAATTTACTTACAAAGATGGTGAAAACCTTGATGGTGAATTTAGACCAATTAAATCTGGTAAAAAAGTTGAAACCAAAGAAGCTTCAAGAACTTACGGTTCTGGAAAATCATTTGGTAGAGGTTTACCTAAACCAAAAGCAGCACCAAGACATCTTAAAGAAGAAGTAATTGAGTTGAGAACTAAAAATGGAGAATACAGAAAAGCACTTGATTTATTTAGAACTAAATTAAATGAAGTTGCGGTATTTAATTCAAATTTAGCTTACGCAACAAGATTATTTACAGAACATTCAACCACAAAACAAGAAAAAATAAATATTCTAAGAAGATTTGATGATGTTGAAACATTAAAAGAATCAAAAAATCTTTATAGAGTAGTTAAGTCTGAATTATCAAATAATTCTTTATCTGAAAATGTTTCAATAACTGAGTCATTAGAAAGAACTGTTAATAAAACGTCCACTTCTGGATCGGCAGTTAATCTGATTGAATCAAAAACATATGAAAATCCTCAGTTTTTAAGAATGAAAGATTTAATGACAAAATTATAAAAAAATAAACGAAAAATTAACTTTTTCAAAAGTAAAGTATATTTATACAATACATAAATAAAAATAAAGCCAAAAATAAAAAAAATGGGAGCATTATTAGAATCAGGTCTTGTTGGTAACATTGGGTTAAAACACCTTAAAGTTATCAAAGAAGATACAATTAACAAATGGGATAGATTAGGATTCCTTGAAGGTCTTAAAGGCCACCTAAAAGAAAACGTAGCTCAGTTATATGAAAACCAAGCTTCTCACTTGATTAACGAAGCAACTTCTGAAGGTTCTAACGGAGCATTTGAAACAGTTGTTTTCCCTATCGTAAGAAGAGTTTTCTCTAAATTGTTAGCTAACGATATCGTTTCTGTACAAGCAATGAACTTACCTATTGGTAAATTGTTCTTCTTTGTACCGCGTATTCAAGGATACCAACAAACTAACCCAACAAACACTGCAGATCATTACGCACCTGTAGGTTCACCTAACAATCCAGGAATTGGTGGTGTTGGAGATGGTTACCCACCAAACGGGAACGCATTTAAGAAAAATCTTTATGATTTATTCTATGAAGGTCCTGAAGCTGGTTTAGATCCTGCTGGTTTATTTGATTACTCAAAAGGTAGATGGTCAGCGGTTACCGCAGACACTACAGTACAAGTATGGTCAAATGGTGGTTTAGATCCTGCTTCTGGTGAATACAATAACAAAAACGTTAGAAAAGTTATTATCTCATTATGTGACTTCAGAACTTTAGGTGAGGGTGCTGGTAAATTAATCGGTCCTGATGGAAATGAGGTTGATACTGAGACTTTCTTGTCTGACCTTAAAATCTTCGCTAACACAGATTTCACAACA